TGGTTTGCCCTTGACCATGACGGATGTTATTACGTGTGGCGGGAAATGTACGGTTACGGCGGGAAGGCCGACGTAGGAAGCCGGGAAGAGGCAAGCGCTGTTGCAAAGCGGATCAAGGAACGGGAACAGCACGACGAGAAGCTAGGCTACGAATACCGCGGCAACGTGGCCGATTCCGCCATATTCGCGGAAACAGGCGCGCAAAAGAGCATAGGCAACATATTCCGGGAATCGGGCGTTAAGTGGCTACCTTGCTACAAGGGGCCGCGATCGCGCGTTATTGGCGCGCAGCTGGTTGTAGAACTGTTGCGCAATGGGAAGCTGAAGATCTTCCGCACTTGCACGCACCTTATCCGCACCGTACCGGCGCTTATGCCGGACGACAACAACCCGGAGGACGTGAATACGAAGATGGAAGATCACGCATTTGATTGCCTGAAATACGGCCTGCAATCCAGGCGCGCAAATCCGGTAGAGGAACAAAAATCCGAAGACGGCCAATTTGTAAGCTATAAAGACGAAACCGAAACTTACACGATGCGAGTTAATTGACATGGATATTGATATGCAAAAAGGCATAGGCGAATCGCCAGATACGACTATGACGCAATACCTGGAAACGCCGGAAGACGACCCGCTTGCCGAGAAGTGGGCAAAGCGGATAGTTGCGGCCCAAAAGCATTGGGAACCCTACCACAAGCGCGTTCGCCATTCCCGCAAGCGCGTATCGGGCCTGGACTGGACACGCGAGCCCGACAGCACGGAGTTTTATATTCCGCGCGCCAATCTGGTACACGGCACCATAACCGCAATCCTGCCGAACATTTACGCCAGGAACCCGGAAATCAGCGTGACACCCAACTACACCGGCACCGACAAGCGCCTGTTGTGCAAGACGCTGGAAGAAGTGACGAACTATCACCTGGAAAACGCGAAGCTGAAAAAGCGCGGCAAGTCGACGGTGAAGGCGGCATTGACCTGCAGCATAGGCATCGTAAAAGTCATGTACCAGAAGGATATGGCGGTGGATCCGGTTATCCAGGGCCGCATACCCGACACGCAAGACAATATCCTTGGAATGGAAAGGCTGATACGCAATATAGAGGATCCGCAGGCAAGCGGCGAGCAGGATACGGCCAAGGCGGAATTCACGCAGATGATGCAAGGGGTAGACGAACGCGCCGAAGTGGAAGCCGCGGAAGGACTGGTTATTGACCGGGTAATGTCGGAACACTGGATTCTGGATCCGGCAGTAATGGAGTTTTGGGACTACGAAACCGCGGATTGGCAGGTACAGATAATCCCGATGAAAAAGGCCGCGGCGCAAGCCCGGTACCGCTACAAGCTGGATCATGCCAAGGTTTACAACCCCCCGACCGAAAGCAAGCAGGGCGGCACATCGTTTAGCGCCATGCAAGGCAAGGACGATGAGGATTGCCAGATATGCATCTATGAAATATGGGACAGGACAAGCCAGCGGGTTTTTACCATGGCCGAAGGCTGCAAGTATTGGCTTTGCCCCCCGATGACACCGGCCAAGGTAGGCGAGCGCTGGTACCCGTATTTTGTGCTGCCGTTCCAGGCAGTCGACGGCACCGTGATTGGGCCGTCATTGGTGGATCTTACGGAAAAGCTGCAGGAGGAACACAACGATACGCGCGATCGCTACAACCAGCACCGGGATCTATGCAAGCCGGGTTGGAATGCCGCGGAAGACGTGACCGAAAAGACGGTTAAGAACTTTGTGGATTCGGTTTTGGGCGAAGTTTCCATTGTTGAAACCAACGGCAAGCCGGTGCAGCAAGTCATCACGCCAAAGCAGCATCCCCCCATAGATCCCATGGTGTATGACACAACCGCCATTCGCTACGATTGGGAACAGGTTTCCGGTATGCAGGACGCGGCGCGATCGAGCGTAGTTAACCCGAAGACCGCAACGGAAGCATCAATCATGCAGCAATCGCTATCCGGGCGCGTAAGCGAATTCCGCGACCAGGTAGAAGACTGGTTGCAGGAAATCAGCCAGTACGCGGCGCAAATCCTGTTGCAAGAACTAACGGAAGCGCAGGTAGAAAGAATCATGGGGCCGCATGAAATGGGCGTGCAGACCGACAAGGCCACCGGCCTGCCGGTACTGGATCCGGCCACCGGCCAGCAGATCCCGATTGTCAAGAAGCCGTCTTATGAGTGGCCGCAGCTGAGCCGGGACGAGGTATTTGACCTGGTGCAATTGAAGATCCGGGCCGGTACCACCGGCGAGCCCGACAAGATTGAACAGCAGGAAACGTGGATAAAACTAATGCCGGTTATCCAGCCGCTAATCAGTCAGATCATGCAGATCAAGGGAGTAGGCGGCGATGCGGAGCCGCTTATAAACCTGTTGCGGGAAACCATGATGAGGTTTGACGAAAAGCTGGACGTTGAACAATTCATTCCGAAGGCACCGGCATTGGCACCGGGCCTGCCGGGTATGCCGCCAGGAGCAGCACCGGGTATGCAACCGGGTATGCCGGGCCTGCCGGGTATGCCAACGACGGCCCCCGCGGAAGAACAATTTGCCTGATTAACCAGAAAAGGACGACTGAATGGAAAACGAATTGGACGCAAACGAGAGCGAAAACGAACAACCTGGAATGGATACGCCGGCGAACGATACGCCGGCGAACGAACCGGACACCGGCGCACCGGAAAGCCCGGATCCGCACGCTAGCAGCAAGGCATTACTGGATGCGATAAGCGAACCGGATCCGAACGCGGAAACACCGGAGGAAGCGGAAGACAAGCCGGATGAAGAACCGGAGCCGGAAGCGGCAAAGCCCAAAGCGGAAGCCAAGACGCCGGAACAGGAAGAAGCCGAAATGCTGGACGGCGTGAAATCCGACCGCGGCAAGGAACGCATCAAGGCAATGCTCGCCGGGAACCGGCAGCTGCAGGCCGACATAAACGAATTCCGGCAGATGGTAATCGGTACCGGCATGTCACCGGATCAATTTGCGCAGACGCTTGAATATGGACGGCTAGTCAATAGCGCGAATGAAGCCGACAAGCACACGGCGCTTGCAATGCTGGATGAAGCGCGCGCCGAACTGGTAAAGAGCCTAGGCATCGAGGCGCCGGGCGTGGATCCGCTTGCCGACTTTCCCGAACTGCAAAAAGACGTGGAGAACATGGAGATTGACCGCGCCAAGGCAATTCAGCTGGCAAAGTACATGCGGCGCGAGCAGCAGGAAAAGAAAGGCCAGCAGGAGCAAATGGCGGCAAGGCAGAGCAATCAGGAATTCCAGCAGCAGATACAACAGGCCACAACCATTGCCGAAGACTACTTTAAGACGCGCGAGAAGGAGCCCGACTATCCGCTTAAGATGCGGCAGATACATGCATGGTTCGCCAACGAGGACAACAAGCGCGAGTTCGTGCAGAACTATGAACCGAAGCAATGGTTCGGGGTATTCCGCATGATGTACGACAATATCAAGGTTATTCAGCCTAACGGCGCGCGGCCCATTTCTTCGCGGCCATCGGCCATAGGCGCACCGAGAACGAACAGCTTGGCCGACAACCAGACCCGGATCCGGGACAGACTGGACAGTATGGGGATCTAGTTTAGAGGGACAAAAATGCCGGGCCTGTTGACACCGGCACTATACTTTGCACCTGCAGTACGGCAACTGGCGCGCGAGAAGGGTAGAAATGTTGAACCGGAGTTCACTACCGGCTACCCGGCGACAAGCGCTTTTTGCCAACACATCGAAATGTCGCTGTATCGCCAGAGTCGCGCCTGGTAGACGCACCGGGAACAATAAAGTCGCAGCAACCGAAGTCGCGCCGGTAATTGTTCGCAAGGAAATAGCGGGGTTTGCGTTCCCGCAACGATGTGAAAGTTTTTTTCCTAACTTTCATATTCGGAGCGACCCAAATGCCTATCTCAGCAGCCGACCTCACCGAGCTAACAAAAGTATCGCTCGATGAGTACATGCGCAATATCCCCATTGACCAGATTGCAACCGAGCAGCCATTCCTTAAAAGGCTAATGGCAAAGCGCAAGTTGTTCCTGGGCGCACGTCAAAACATCGTTGTAAATATCCGCAAATCCTACGACAGCAATTTTGCCTGGGCGTACGGCATGGATCCGGTGGACTTCAACAAACGTAACACGACGGAACCGGCTAGCTTCCCATGGCGGCGCGCCGTCGACGGCCTGTACCTGGACTACGACCGGTTATACGGCAACGGCATCAAGGTGCGCGAAGGCGCGCATGGTGCATACAAGCTGGAACAGAACGAGAAGGTGCAGCTGGTGCAGCTGATGGACGAACAAATGGAAGTGCTAAAACTTGGCTTCCTGGAAAAGCTGAACCTGGAACTGTTGCGCGACGGCACGCAATCAGCTGATGCAGTAACGGGACTGGACGGCCTTGTATCCATCAACCCGGCGCTAGGCACCATGGGCGGCATTGACCGGGCGACGGCTACCTACTGGCGCAACAATTTCAAGACCGGGATTGTAGCGAATACGGCAGGGGAACTTGCAGGAGCGATGGAGGCAGCGTGGCGGCAATGCATTCGCAACGGCGGCGCGCCTGACTTCATTCTTGCCGGTACCGACTTCATTAGCGCGTACGCCACTAAAGCAATCACGATGGTACAGAACACAGAGGCAGGCACCGTCAAGAAAGTCGACGCAGGCGTGGGCAGCGGCGTGGATACAGGCTTGTACTTCAAAGGCGTACCGATTGTTTGGGATCCGAACTTTGAAACCCTGGACGACCTGGATGCACCGCTTATTCCTTGGGAAAAACGGGCCTACTTCCTAAACATGAAGTGGATCGAGTACCGCGACGATGATATGGACGTGGTAATGCCGGTACGTCCGACCAACATCCTTGCGCTTTACGCAATGGTGAACTTGCGTTTGGCCCTAGTAATGAAAAAGGCCAACGCGCACGCCGTCCTAGCAGTGGCTTAAAGCAGCAACGCAACCCCCTGACGGTGCAAGCCGTCAGGATTCCACAACGAACCAAAAGGAAAAACGAAATGGGCAAAGTCTATCAAGCGACGGTACGGCGTGACGCGCAGACCATTACACCGGTGCAAGTGCCAATGCATGAAGTGGCAATTCTGAAAGAGCTTTTCGGGGAAGAGAATGTAACGGTAGGCGCAGAAGGCGGCGATTGGGAACCGACCGACGACGAACACGCGCGCCTTAGCCGCAAGTACGGGCCGGACGTGGTGCGCAAGGTTTACGGTGCCGCGGCTAGCGGTGGCCTGGATAACGCCATGAAGAAACAAAGCGCAAAGCCGAACGCCAAGAACGCACCGAGCGGCGCGGAATAAGCCATGAGCCAGCCCCCGCGTTATGAGCGTGAAAAGGATTTTGCTGTTGACTATGGCAGTGAAACAGACCATGCCGCCCTTAACGCGGAACTGGACAAGGCCGCGAATTCCATTAACGGGTTACGGGGAAACCTTGCACTGATACAGCGCGATGACGGCGGCCTGGTGCAAGGCATCGTCAATGCGGATTCAGTGGATCCCGGCTTTGCAGACGAACTTTCCGGGCAGGTAGCTTCAGGCGTGCAAGGCGCACTGGACGAAGCGGGAACCGCGGCAGTATCCGCAACACTGGCGGCGACCGCGGCAGAAACATCGAAAAACGCAGCGGCTAATTCGGCTACATCATCGGCAACGTCCGCCAGTGCCGCGGCATCAAGTGCTTCAAGTGCCGCAACATCGGCAGGTACCGCAACGGCCAAAGCAGGCGAAGCCGCAACCAGCGCCACCAGTGCGGCCACCAGCGCAACCAATGCCGGGAACAGCGCAACAGCCAGCGCTAACAGCGCAACCAATGCCGGGAACAGCGCAACGGCCAGCGCCACCAGTGCGACCAATGCGGCAGCAGCGGCAACCAATGCCGATATCGCGGCCAATGATGCATCGACTTCATCAACCACAGCCGCGGCATCGGCAACCAATGCGGCATCATCGGCAGCGGCAGCAGCAGCAATCTACGACACGTTTGACGACCGGTTTCTAGGTGCCAAGGCCAGTGACCCGGCATTGGACAACGACGGCAATGCACTGCGAACAAGTGCGCTCTACTGGAATACCACCAGCGGGGAAATGCGGATCTACACCGGGACGGCCTGGATAACCGCGATATCCGGGATCCCGAACGATGGGGCCGTAACAAAGCAGAAATTCAACCAGACCGACGTAACCCCGTTCGCGCAAACCGTGCTGGACGATGCGGACGCGGCAACAGCAAGGCGCACTCTTCGAATAGAGCCTGCCATATTTCCGATTAGCGCAAGCGTGGCAGGCAATGCGATGACATTGACCTTGCACCCTTGCGCAATCAATTTCCGCGACTACATCCTGGGCAGTGGCACCGTCTATACGGAATTTGTCTCAACAGCGATTTCCACGACCATTAGCGCCGGTTCAACGGCAGGAACAACGGGCGGAGTACTGCACCGGATCTATCTGTTCGCAATGGACGTTGCCGGAACCGTGGAGTTGGGATGGATCAACGCGCAGGGCGGCAATGCGATTACGGAAGATAACCTAATCACGACTGTTGCCGAAGGCGGAGCCGGTGGCGCGGATTCAATAGCCGCCCCCTACAGCACAACGGCGCGAGTAGCGGTGCCTTACCGCATAGTTGGGTACGTAGAGTTCACGCAGGCCGTTGCCGGGACGTGGGCAGCAGCCCCTACGCGAATTGTTGGCGGACGCCCTGCGCTTGCCGACCTGTACGGCCTGGGCGCCGGTGGGCATTCGTGGCAGGACGTTGCCGCATCGAGGGCAGTGAACACCAATTACTTGAATAGCACGGGCAAGCCTATCGCGGTTATGGCAGTAGTTACTTCCTCTTCTGCCAGCTCCAACGCAACGCTGACCTTAAATAACACGCTAACGCTGTTCGGGGCATCGGTACCGGGAGCAGGGCAGTGGATGATGGTTTCCGGGATTGTGCCCCCCGGCGCGTATTACAAGATA